GAGGCAATGTTTGCACCACCATCAACGTCAAGAGCACCAGTAACAGTTGCACCAGCAGACACGTTGATGTCAACTGACTGTAACTGGACGGTGGTCGTAATACCAGTTGCATTCAGGTTGACGAAGTTGGCACCAGCACCACCACCAAGGACATAATCCTTGACGCGGGACATTGCTGTCTTGCGGTTGGTGCCACCAGCACCGTCATCTACAACCAGAAGATCAGCATCAACCAGGTCAGCACCGATGTCGGTAGCACCATCAATATCAATAGCAGAAACATCAACCTTATTGGCAGATGTGATCTGATTCAGTTTGCTGTCAGCAATCGAACCAGCCAACTGAGCGTTGGTGATCGTGCCCGACAGGTTAGAAGTCAGATAACCAGTAGCATCCTGGAGGTTGAATGCAGGAGTAGCATCAGAGGCACCCAGTGCCAGTTCAATGCCACCGAAAGAAATCGTGCTATTGGCGAGTTGGTTGTTAGCAACAGTACCAGTCAGGTTGCTAGTAGCAAGACTGCCGTCGAACGAAGAGGCAGTAACAACACCACTGAAATCACCAGTGCTACTCTTGACGAATGCAATAGAACCAATGCCAGAAACATTGATTGCAGCAAAACTAGCACCAGAACCACCACCAAGAACATAAGTCTTGACGCGAGACAGTGCTGTCTTACGATTCGTTCCACCACCACCATCATCCACGATGAGGAGGTCGCCGTCAGCAAGGTCAGCACCAATATCAGTACCACCGTCGATGTCCAACACCGAGAGGGGAGTATCAATATCAACTTCTGTAGACCAGGACATATTGCCTGATCCGTCTACCTTCATATATCCGCCTGCTACAGCAGCTGCGGGAAGGATGTATTCTTGATTGCTTGTGAGTGCCGCAGGAGACCCCAGAGACACATAGTGTTGACCATTGTTGGTCCCTTCCACCATGCGGACGGCAGAACCACTAGTGGTACCCTCCCTTGTCCAATATCTTGCTGATCCAACTACCTTGTTGTTACTGGTATTGGAGTCAATGCCGACAAACAGATCATAACTGTCTGTGACCCATCCAGGTTCACCTGCTTGGAGACCTGGCAATGCGGCGAGATTGCCACGCTTGAACTGTAAAACAGGTGCAGCCATTTACCTTTATGTCGTTATTTGAATAATCAAGGAAGCATTCCGAAATATATTCAAGATTTGATCTGATATATTTAGATTCAAAAAGAACCACCATCTAGATCAATCTTATCATCAAGCACATCATCCAAATAATCAATAGCAGTAGAAGTCAATCCTTCTGGTGCAGGATTGTCCCCAATAGCACTATCAATAACTTCGTCAGGGTTTATGAATTTGAACGAGTTGGAGGGAGCATCGTATACTAAAACGAACTTATCCGTTCCAGAACTCAAATTCGTTACATTTACATCATTGAGTTGAATTAGTTTATCCACGTCTCCAGAACCTCCTCCTCCTGATGTCCCTGAACCTTGTAATGCAACAGTAAAACTTCCAGATTCTAAAGCAGATAATCCTGCTGAAGAAAGGGAAACAGAAAAGTCCTCATCATTACCTAAGGACACATTATACTCGTTTGCCATTAGGAAATCGTCCCGTTGACGTGAGCTTGACCTGTGATTACTTTAGACTTTTTGGAAGTAATATCGTTTGTAACTACAACGTCATAATGATAACGACCTGCGGTAATAATACCTGAAGTCGCATTGTCTAAGGAAATAGTAATTTTTCCCTCGGTTGGTGAGGAACCGAAGGTAACTCCAAAACCAAGACCCTGTGACCCCTCATACTTGCCAACCTTAGCTGAGATGCTATGGTTAGTAAGATCTAGGGGACTTCCAGTGGCAGCAGTAACTGTATAGGTCGCTGAAAATTCAGTGCCTTGTTCAATTTGAATGTTTACTACAGGAACCGCCATCTGTCACACAATTCACAAAGTTATTTATCACTAGGTAACTCTGCAATCAGTGCCTCCAATCTCAGTAAACGAGATTCAAGTTCCTCAATACGCTTATCTTTTGCTATGCGAAGATTACGTTCAGAAATGTATTTTTTGTATCCATCCTTATCGGTGGATACAATAGCAGTGCTATTAGGATCCCTCTCCAGATTGGGATGATCCTTCACTTTCATTCTTTTGTTGTTCATAAAGAACCTCCCATAAAAATCCCCAACTCATTCTTCTAACGGCCTCTTTTTATTGATACGTTTGATCAATCTAGCATAGGAAAGTTCTGCTGGGGTATACATCTCGGGATGCTTTTTAGCGATCTTCAAGATTTTCTTAGCGATCTTTCGATCTCCTTTGTTTCTCATTATGCGACTGCAATTGTACGGAAGTCGAGCAGTTTAGGTGCCTCTGCCGAATTGCTGCTATTGAATACAAGTTTCACTTGGAATGCCGTAAAGGCAGGAACGTTGTTAGCAGTAAATTCGTATTCATTGAACTGCCCTTCAAGACTTGGGGAAGTCTTTTTGTCGGGTTTTCCATCGTTATTTTTGGGATTCAACACGTCGCCGTCAGAGTCAAGGTTGCTGAAACCAGGCATCAGTTCAAACACCTTATCAAAGTCAGCAGCATCTTCTCGCTTGAGGCGATACAGGACTCTAATGTCAGTGGCAGCAGGACGGTTGGTAGCGAATAGAACTTTCAATGAGGTGGAGGGGTTCTCAAGTTGAACCTCTTTGGTCTGATAGACCATGTTGTGTGGATCCTCGGTTCCATTTGCACGACGGTCAGTCTTGTAGTTGGAAACCGGGTTGTTGATACGATTGGATTCAGTCAGGATGGAAGACTTGAATACATCAACCACAGGAGACACGTTCTCGTTTTCAGTTTTGAGAGTTGCCTCGAAGGTGAATGACTTTGCACCAGGCATAGTCAGGATGGTATTCTTCTGCTGCTCATTGTCCCGAGAAGCAATGATACGAGCAGACTTGAATTCAGTCTTACCAAGCAGAGAGATGTCTTCAAATCCTTGATCCAAGAAGGATGCTTCATTACCATCAACACTGGTACCGGAAGTAGTGCGGACCTTACCGGTGACCTGAGTGCCTGTAGGAGCACTGTGAGCGATGTTGGGGTTCACAGTATCGAAGGAGATGTTCGCAGATGCACGTCCACGCTCACCGCCACCAACCTTATCCTTAGCAAAGTAGTTAGAACCACCGTGCTTCAGGTAGTAATGGTCAAGACCAATTTTGTTTTCAATGGCGTTGGTAACGTCACCGAATGAATGCAACTTATTGATCTTGCGAAGTGAGACGCCAGACAGTTCATACTTCTGAACAGGGGTGTCAATCTCATGAGACATTGCGATTGAATCGTCGATATTACGAACGATTGTTCCTGTAAGTTGGTTAGTACCAACAGAGGTGTAACTGATGATCTCGTCGCCAATCAGTGCATATCCAAGGTTGCTGGGTGAAACTTGCTCACCTTCAAACATGTTGAACCCTGCGCTACTAGCAACGCTCACAACGGAACTTACGCTAGCGGCATATCCAACAGTCAACCGGGTAGGAACAGAGTCAGCAGCAATGCCCTGAAGGGTCACATATGATGTCTCTGAGTGATTACCATGGTTGGGGTGGTTGACCTTGAAGTGGCGACCATCATACTCATCAGTGTTGATTGTGACAACATTGGGAATGATGTCCGCCTGAGCAGAGGCAATACCAACACCAGCACCAGCAGTGGGGATATAAGAAATGTTGTTAGATGTGTCGAATTCGCTGCCGCTTACATTAGTAAGAACCAGACCACTTACAGCGGTGGTAACACCAACAGTCATAAGAAGGTTGCTACCCAGACCCTTAGTGCCAAGGTTGGCAGTCAAGGTATCACCAACTTTATAACCTTCACCAGTCTCAAAACCTTTGACGGTTACTTGGGTAATAGCACCACTGGAGACAGTGACGATGCCAACAGCATCAATACCACGACCAGTTACAGTGAGAAGAGTAACAGGATCATAAGTTCCATCTTCATAACCAGAACCAGAATTGGTGATACTGAGGGTATTTGCTGCTTGTCCAAGGTGTGCTAGTTTCTCAGCAACCACACCACGTGCAGTGGTATTGTTTGCCTGAGACATGATAGTTCCCTCTACAATGTGGGGGTTGCCTTCCATGCCAGAAGAGAATCCAACAAACACTCGCTTAGAGAAAACCTCAATGGGGTTGTTGGGCAGTTTATTTCGTGCACCAAACAGGTTCAGTTGTGGGTTATAAAGACGGATGCTTCCTTCATCGGCAGTAAACCTTGCCTTATAGGAAACATACTTCAAGTCTTCCAACTGAGAAGCAGTCCAGGTGTTGTTGCTCTGTGCTTTGAACAAGGAACCTTGAGCAGGCTGCTTAGTCACCACAACACGTTGGAACTGGTTACCAAACAGGGTGTTGATATCTGCTTCACCCACCTGAGAGATCCAGGCGTCATAGTCACCAGAGGCAGAACCCAGGTAGAAAGCATAGTCACCTGCAGGCAGATACACAGGAGCAGGGAAAGTGAACCTAGTAGGAACAGAACCATCATCTGAGATGTTGACCTGTTCTGGATCCAGTTCTACCTCACTGTGCTTCATCACCTTCACTGAAGGATAACCATTCTCCAGTGGCACAATACGAATCTTGACTGGGATAGTCTCAGACCTGCTCTGGAAGAACATGTCTACACCCGTCATGAAGATGCCAGGATCTTCTGTAATTACAAACGACTGTGCCAGGGGGTCGTCGTTGTTGTTCTCCTGAACGTTGGTTACGTTAGTAACGTTCCTAACATTAGTAATGTTATTGTTAGTAACGTTAGTGATATTGTTTGTCGTGTTGTTTGTGATGTTAGTAATCACATTGACAACAGGCTCAGGCAATGCTGGTTCTGTTCTGATAACCGTAGTTTCAGTAATCTCAAAACCTTCGGTGAAGAATTCAGCACTTGCCGTACTAACATTCTTACCAGGAATCAGAGTCTCAGGACGAACCTGGTGCATCGCTGCTGTATGATCTCCATCCCGGAACATGTTTGGTGGGATGTAGTAGCAACCCTGAACACATCCAGTCTCGTCTGTGATCAAGCGAATGTCAGAAACAGTTGCCTGTGCACCACTAGACTCACCCACCAACACCATACCTTCAGTCACAGTGCCGAAGAAGTTAGCATCAGACTTCTGATTCAGTGACTGAGTGTCAACGTTGAGGACGCTAGTGGTCTCTGAGTAAGCAGAAGAAAGACCCACAGTATTGCTATATGGGTTCTGGTTATATACGATGGTCGGAGCATTGAAAGGACCATCCTTGTGGTTAGGAGCTGCCAGACGGAAGCGGAGATCAAATCCTTGACCATTCGCTTGAGTGCTGAACATGTAACCACGAACTGCCTCACCAATTTGGAAAGAACCTTGAGTTGGGGTAACCTCAATCAGTTTAGGAACAGTATATGCGTTATCATCCGTCATATCAGTTCCATTCCAATATGCAAAGTGCTGTGTATTGGGTTTCAGCACAGTGCAGTCAAACTGAACATTCTGCTCTCGCATGAATGGTTGTGGTTCAGTTTGTGCAAAGAAGTCATTAGCAAAACCTTCACCCTCAGTAATCGTGACCTGATTGCGGTCAATGAATACGTCAGAGTCAGGAGTGAGTTGCATCATACCGCCCCAATCGCGGTACATGTAGGGGTTCACACTCTCAAGACGTGTAGCAAAGTTCTGACTACGATCAATAATTTCCTCATACGCCAAGGTAACAACGTCACCAGTCTTGACGATATTGGGAGAACCTAGATCATTTGTATAGCGAGGATCGACAGTAGGATCAGGTGCACCATTCAGTCCAACAACGGTGTTAGAACCGAGCAACAGATCAACACTATCCCTATGCTGCTTAGCAATAAGGGTGCCGTTATCAAGTTCATACTTGATCTCAGTTTGAGTCTTGTCTGCTACATCAAAGTTGCGGAATGGATCAACAACAAAACCATTCTTGAAACGATCAAGTCCAGTGTCAGGATCCTTGATTGTCAGACTGTCAGTCTTTGCCTCAAGCAAGGACAAGGAAGTAATTTCTTCCAAATCCTCAATACGGTTCTCAAGTTTGCCGATATCCTTCATGGTATATCGACGATTTGCCTTGAAAGTTATCTTCGTATCGTAACGTGCGTCATAGACATATGGTTTGTAATCAATTTGTGCCAACTCAAAGGAGTCGGTCATGGGGTCAGGCAACACCGGACGCTCAGCAGGTGTTCCTTCTACAATGGTAAAGGTATTGTTCTGATTGATATACAGGCGATCTTTACGAGCAAGATAGTGCCTATAATCAAATTGAATAGTCTCATCTGAGACTAAAACGTTAGGTACAGACTGTCCACCAGAGGCAAAGTTCCGTGACTCAAACTCAAAGGGTGATCTTGTGCTACCACTAAAGGGTGCTACGCGAGGGCGCAGATCAATAATATCAGTGTTACGGACATTTCCAAATGCAGGCACTCGGTCGTATTCTGGTCGTTCATAACTAGATGCTGTAAGGATATCACCACCGTCCTCAGAGTTGATGGTGTAATGGTCAAAGTAAACTTTCAACTGCCCCTGAGGTGCATTGGAGTTGGGTTTACGTACAAGACGTGCAAAGTCATAAAACTCTTCACGTTGACCATTGTCCAGCACAAAGTTAGCCCGGATGTTAGGATCACCAGGATTTACGCTAGAAATATTTGCTCGAACGCCACTCTGAGAGAACTCAATCTCTTCAGTAGGAATAAAGTTATTAGAATTCTTAGAACAAATTTCGATCTTATCGCCACCATCACGGGCAAGGATCATTGCAGCAGCACCAGAACTCTTACCAACACCGATCTCACCAACGATTAGATCACTGTTGTCGCCTGAACTTCCAGTGAAGGAAGACATTTGAAGGTTCGGGATGGTGGGTCCAGCAGTCCCTGAAGACTCAAACACAGCGTGGACAGTAACCACATCAGGAACGTCTAGAGATACCTCTGCATCTTGTACACGCTTACCATAGATGTTGCTTGGCGACAGACCATCACTAATTCCAGTAGAAATACCAGAGTTGATGTTTGAAGATCCACTAACGACAAGGGTTGCCTGCTTGACCAGTGACTTGACCTTGGAGGTGACGTTTGCTTTTTGCTGAGTGGTTTGAACAACCACATTGGCACTTTGAGAAGCAGTCAGTCCAGAAATGGTTCCAGACTTAGAACCACCAGTGAGGACAACTTGATCTGATGTCAGTGGTTCAATACTTCCATCTGTATAGACAACTGAATATCGCTCTTCATCAAATCCTGAATAGATAAAGTCAGTGCCCACCAGGGATGGCAAGGTCAACTGACCATCACCACTAGTTGTCTGACCAGTATATTCTTTACGAATATAGAGAATAGAATCAGTCAGATCAACGCTTTCGATATACCTGTGAGGCATATCGGCATACAGGAATCCTTCGTCGGAGTTCTTGATCCTACCTGCAATGATCTTCAGGTCAGTGATAGTGACGTTGCCACTGCTATGAATAGCATTGTGTGCAACACCAGCGACAGCACCGTCAGAACTGTCAATCAGGGTTGCACTCTGATTAGTTCCAGCAATAGCACTGACTTCCAGGTAAACAGGATCAGTTTGGGAAACATCAGTGTAGGATACGATGTCTCCAACACGCAGAAGTTTAGCCCAACTAGTCAGAGAAGCAGTCAGATTACCGTTCGCTGCCAACTGGAACGTGTTGGTGTAAGCAGTCTTCTCTTCTAAAACAACGTCAGCAGCAAACGTACGAGAACCACCAGTTGAACGCACAGACTTCACGTCTTGCATGTCATAGTCTCTAACAGAAGAGATGACACGACCTTGACGTTCGCCATTGATGAGGATTTGCTCATCCTCTAAGAATGTGCCAGCAACATCAGTCAACACCATACTAGTGGTGTTTGACATGTCAGTTCGGAGCATACCCTTAGCTCCAGAACTAGCACCCTCAATACGAGCAGGTGACGCAAGGGTAAGTGCTTGGTTCAGTGTAAGAACAGTGTCAAGTTGGATGTCAAACAACATCAACTCAAACACACTCGTCACATCAGCGTATGCAGCATTCTGTAGTTTGAAGTCATATACACGTGCACGTCCAATACTATCACCAGGCAAACTGGTGCGGTTAGATAACAGACGCTTACTGCGGAGATCAACGAAGTCAGCAGTATCTGCATTCAGTTTGATCTGAGCACCGCCATAGACGTTGTTGACTCGCATGCGGTTACCCGCAACGAACGGGATACCACGATCTTTGATTAGTTTGGTGGTACGTGGTTTTGTGACATCCAGGTTACGATAACCTTGCAGGTAACTCTCAAAACCTTTGACGTATGCCTTACCAGGACCCACACCAATACACATCAAGTCCTTAGATGGTACATTACCATCTTCAGTCAAACGACTAGGCAGGAACTGACCAAAGACACTATACCTGTCGTTCAGACACTCCTTTGCTTCGATGGGGAACTTACGGACATAGTAGTCACCACTCTCATCGAAAGTGCGACGAGCAAATTCTTTAGCAATCTCGTTATAGACAGTGCGGTCAACTAGTTGCTTGACCTTACCTTCGTCAGTACGATACAGTTCAATGAAACTCTCATCATTGAAGTCTGTCAGACCTTTCTTGGTCAGAGACAGACTAATCTTCAGTCGGTCTGCACCAGGAGCAGTGAAGTTAGAGAATCCAGCAGCATTATCAAACAGTGTGCTGTCATCAACAGCAGTAACAATCTTTTCTGTGACTTGGAAACCAACTCGATAAGAAGGTCTGTTAGTATACTGATCAAGAATCAGAGTATCAGTTGGAACTTCAATAAATGCACCACGTGCAAAGAAGATACCCCGGATCAGTTTGAAGGAGCAACCAGTACCAGTAGCAGAGGCAGCAATAGCACTAGCGAAATCAGAGTCTGCCGTAATAGTGGTGGTTCCGTAAGTGAAATCACTGAGGGTAATCAGATTTTCACCGTCGAGGAATGTATCACCTGAGAGGTCAGAAGAACTGCCCTCATACTTGATATAAAGGGTGGTATTTCCAGTCAGCGACTCAGTTGAAGACAACAGGTTTACAACCTTTGCAGTCACACCAGACTGCTTGCCTTGGATACGGAGACCAATCAGCTTGTCATAATACGACTCTACCGGAACACCAAAGAAGGTAGATTCGATTTTGACATACGTATAGTCTGGGTCGTAGTTATATTTTCCAGGGATAACTACAGATCCCTCTTTGAATATATGCTTGCCAAACTTTTCAATCTGCCCCTGAAGGACAGACTGAAGCGTGGTCAGTTCTCTTGCCTGTACCGGTGACCCTGGTTTGAAAAGAATCTTAGTATAATTCTTTTCAGAATCAAAGTCGTCAAAGTAGGGAGAAACGTTTAGGTTGGTGTTCTGTGGCATCGTATCAGAATTCTAAGATGATCTTGATATCCTCTCGCTGGTTAGATGCTCTAGTTACTTCAGGACGGTTATCTACGTAGATAATGTCGCCGGAATACTTCTTGATCTCTGGGGAGGCAATACCAGAATTGTATGTTTGACCCAAATAATAAGTGCGATTATTGATAGTCGTAGAGACTCCAGTAAAAGCAGTGTCAACGGTTAGGGTTTCTTCGCCGCCGGTTGTCTTCACAACAACGTTCAAAGAACCACCTGAACCAGGGGTTTTCGTAAATCTATTTAGAGTGAATTGGTGAAGGGATGTGGTAGATCCATCTGCCAGAGAGCGATCTTGCCAATAATTCAGGACCCGAGTCGTATTGTCGTAAGAAATAATCTTACCAATAGCAGTCGAACCTACACCTACAGTTTGTTTTACAATACCATCGTTCTGAACGACCATCGTGGTTGATGCGGCACCTGCCAGTCGCACGCCGAACATCCCTGACACGGTGGGGTCAGACAACAGATTAGAACTCCCTTGCATTTCGGGGTTCTTGATAATACCGATACGAGCGAACTGGTTTCCTACGGGGAAATCAGGATTCGTTACATCACTGTTCTCAAATCTAGAGTAAATGAGAACTTTGTTTGAACCAAGTTCGCGATAAATGTCAGCACCATGTCCACCTGGAGGGGGAATGATGACGGTAAAAGATGCACCGGAACCAGTGACAACAGAGTCAAGATCTAAAGTACCAAAGGTGTAACCAGTACCACCATTGGTCACTTGAACCGCAGTCGGTTTTCCATTGACAAAGGTGACTGACGCA